CAGCCTTGTTTGCGTCCGAGAACTTGGTGTAGAGAGCGAGGGAACCAAGCAGGGCAGCGATGCCCGCGAGTCCCTTACCGATCGTCTCCCAAGATATGCTCTGGAACCTGCTGATGGCGTCGACGAGAATCTCGATGGCCGTAGCCAACAGGATGAGACCCACAGTTCGGATCGCACCAGCGCCACCGCCCTCCGAGAACTTCGCGAAGAGGCCGAGTGTGGTGAGAGTTGCCGCGAGACCGAGCAGACCCTTGGCGAGACCTTCCCAACTGAGCTTCGACATGGCCACGACGGCCGCGACGAGACCCGCGATGGAACCAGCGACCTCGGTCAGACCGAAGCCGATGAGAACCAGATTCGACGGAGTGCCGATGAGCTTCAGACCGCCGGCGAGGATGGCCATCGTGGTAGCGAGACCAACCATGCCCTTGGCGAGGCCGTTCCAGTCCAGCTTTGCGAGCTTGGTAACCGCGGTAGCCAGGATGTTGACTGCAGCGGCGAGCTCGATCATCGAGAGCATCATGAACGGCAGCTTGGCGAAGCCTGCAGTTCCGATGAACTTCTGGAAGATGGCCATGGAGCCCAAGAGCTGACCGAACATCACCGAGATGGCGATGCTAGACCGCATGAGGCCGTCCGCGTTGATCTCGGACAGCTTCGACATCGCGATGGCCAGGAGCAGGATTGCCGCAGCGATCTCAAGAAGCGTTGCCGCCTTGAGAGTGTTCTGCATGGCCTGCAGTGTCTTGGACAGTTCCTCGAACGGCTCCTTGATCGCGTCAACGATGCTGGAGATGGGCGAGTGTCGCCCTCCGCTACGGAAGTAGTCGACGAGCTTCTTGACCAGAAGGACGATGCCGGCGAAGAGACCAGTGTCGACCGCGGCCAGGACCGAGCCGAAACTGTTGCTTGTGGTCGAACCCGTCGTACCGAGGTTGTGGAAGAAACCGGTGATCTTCTGCCAAGCCTCGTCGGCGTACTTGCCGATCGTCTTGAGCGCGGAGGCGATGCCGTTGAAGATGCTGACGGCGATGCCGCCGAACTTGCTCACCGAAGCGATCTGGTCCGAAACCTGCTTCAGACCCTTGGTCGCCTTGTCGCCGTCGAACTTCCCGAAGGCGGATTCGAGGGCTGCGGCCAGCAGTTGGAAGAGCTGGATCGGGATCGCGAGGATTCCACCCAGTGAACTGAACGCGGTGGTGAGAATATGGGACTTCTCGATGGTCTGCTGGACCTTGACGAGGAAGTCGCCAATGGTTGCCGTCAAGTGGAGGAACCCACCCGACCCATTGGTGACCACGCCGAAGAGCCCGAAGATCGCGGAGCCCACTGCCTTGATGATGTCCCAGCCGATCTTGAGAACGGCGAAGACACCAGCGAAGGTTCGCTTCAGTTCGTTGGCAGTTTGTCCTCCCATTTTGAGCCGTTCCATGAAGTCCCTGAACGAGACCGTCATGTCGTACAGCTGTTTGGCCGTAGTCGGCGGGAAGACTTCTCTGAAGGCGCTTCCGATGGCGTGGAGGACCGCGCCAAGCGCCTGCATGGCATCCTTGATGCCTTCGATCAGGACCTTACGCCCACCGAGCTTGTCCCAACCCTTGATCAGGTTGTTCAGAGCATAGACAGGAGCTGTGAGAGCGTGTTCGGCCACGTTGTGGATGCCGGTGAACAGCGTGGTGGCCTGGTTGATGTTGCCGAAGATGGTCTTGAAGATCGTGCCCCACGCAGTGGCCACTTCCTCCTTGAGCGCATCGGCCAACTGGGTCGCCGTCTTGATCTTGGTGGCGGCGTCAACACCGGTCTTACCCAGCTTCAGAACCTCTTGGGCCTGCTTCTTGGTGAAGCCCATGGCCCGGATCTGCTTCTCGGTAAGGTCACCCGTGAACTGAGACAGGGTCTCGGTCAGGATTTTGGAGGTGAGCCAACCCTTCTGCAGGGACTCGCGGAAGCTGCCGGCCTTCTTGATGATGCTGTCGATCGCGACACCGTTGGCACGAGCCGTGTTGACCAGTGCGTTCTGGAAGACCTTGCCACCCATGCCGGCGTTGACCACCGAGTTCCAGTCCATCAGGTGGACCGTACCGGTGGCGATGGCCTGGGAGAGCTGATACATCGCGGTCGAAGCCTGCTCGGAGGTCGAGCCGGATATTGCAGCGAGGTTGGCGATACCCTTGATGGAGCTGACCGAGTCCTTCAGACCGACACCAGCCGCGGTGAAGGTACCGATGTTCTTGGCCATCTCGCTGAAGTTGTACACCGTCTTGTTGGCGTACGTGTTCAGCTCGTCCAGGGCGGTGTTGACCTTCTTCAGACCAGAAGCACCTTCGAGACCAGTGTTGGCCAGGATGGTCCCGACCGCGTTGATCTGAGTCTCGTAGTTGTGGAAGCCGGCGATGATCGGGTCCAGCGTGAGAGCCTTGGCGAACCTACCGCCAGCCTCGACCGCTTTGCTCGTGATGGTAGCCAGAGCCGTTACCCCGATCACCGACAAGTTCTTGAACTTGCTGGCGACGGAGTCCGCTTGGGCTCCCATGCCGTCGAGCTTGACGCCCTTCGCAGCCGCGTCGACGTCCTTCAGACCCTTGGTCGCCCCCTGCATCTGGAGACTCCGGTTGAGCTTCTCCAGGTCCGAGAGGGTGGAGGCGATGCCCGCCTCGAACTGCTTGTTGTCGAACGTCATATGAACGACGCGCTGGTCGATACTGCTCATGCGGAAGTCACCGCCCTCCATACCTTGTCTGCGATCTCGTCAAATATGGGCTTCATCGCGGGGTTGATGTAGTCCCGGCCCTGCACATAGCCTCCGGTTCCGGTTCCGTAGCCGTACTGGAGCATGATCGCGACGGGGAAGTCGCTCTCGATGTCGGTGTTGGTCCAACTGATGGAATATGAACCGCCCTTGGCCTGGACGTCATACCCCCACGAACCTGCGGCCAGCCCAGTGTCGACGGGGGTGGCTGACTGAAGAGCCTCGACGCCGAGCTGACCGCAGGAGTCCATGATGGACAGGATGTTCGACTTGGACATCTTCTTGAGTGAAGATATGAGGCCGTCGAAGGAGCCGCTAGTTGTGAAACCGATCATCACGGCTCCTTTCGGGTTAGTTCAGCCCGGTCATCTTCCTGCCGATGTCGAGCGTTGCGGCCTGGGTCGTGCGAACGCCGTCCATCGTCTCGAAGTAGTTACGCAGCGCGTAAGCTTCGTCGGCGGTGTAGTTGAACGGGTCCTCGGTGAGGGGATCCGTGCCGGGGTTCGGGTGGTTGGCCAGCCACTTGGTGACGGTCTCGACCTGATCGAAGGCCTCGCGGACAGCGAGAACCGCCTGGGCAGCCTTCTGGTCGAGAATGGGTTTGGTGACGTCGAAACCGAGGGACATGATCCTCCTTACGCAGCGGATTCGTAGCTGAAGTTGCCCCTGAAGATGTCGCCGCTCGCCCACGTCCATGGCGAGATGGAATCGACATCGCCGCCCATGTCGGAGTCAGGCGTTGGGGTGACGGAGCTGCTTCCCGTGAAAGCCTGTTGGATGCCGAAGCCGACCGCAGTCGTACTTGCGAGCTTGACGCGAGCGATACCGAAGTTGTACTTGTCGTGCCACATCTCCATGTAACCGAGGCCATCGTCGGTGCTTCGAGCGGCTGGCCAAGCCGGCGGAAGACTGAAGTTCCAGTTATCGGATCCTGTGACGCTGGCTCCGAAGTTCGTGGTGCTTCCGAAAGTAATGGCCAACTGGACATCCACCTTCCTACCAAGCTTGAAGGCTCGACAGGCAACGGTGGCATTGCCCAACGACGGAAGATGCAGACCAGTGGAAGTAGTCCACGTGGGGGTGTAGGTGGTCCATCCTCCGGGATCGGTGATGACCTTCTGCCAAGCCGTCCAGCCGCCAGACTGGTTGGCAGTTCTGAACCACTGAACCGGCGTCGAGCTACCACCAGCGTGCTGGGTGAAGACCTGCCGACCGAAGAAGTTCGTGTCGTCGGCAAGATATGTGATGACCTCACCGGGAGCGAGGGCCGCGAAGTCCCAGCTTCCAGCCGATCCCGCCGTGTAGTACAGACGAGACTGGCCAATCGGATAGTTACCTCTGGAGGTGGCCTGGGTGAATGCCGTCGGGTCCAGGTTGACCATAAGCATGGCCTGCGTCCAGGCGGACCATCCGCCAGTGCCATCGGAGGTGTTGTAGTGCCTGACCCACATCTTGGGAGAGGAACCACCACCGACAGCGGCGTAGAAAGTCTGCGCGCAACGCCACTGGCTGTAGTTCTGGGTTACAACGGTGCCGTAACCGTTACCGCGGGTCCACCCGGAGACGTCCATGAGCGACGTTCCGAGAGGATATGCAGACTGGAGGTCCGTCTCCAGAGGAGGAGTGGTGAGAGTCTGAACGCGGTAGCCGGGGAGCGAGGCTAGACCAGCCGGCGTGACGGCGCGGGTGGCGTCAGTACCGGTCTGGGTTTCCGCGTTCGTGGCGAGTTCGACGATGCCGCTCTGGGCTGTGGTGGCCGCAGTGGTACGACCGACGTCGATCTGAGTGCCGTCATGTCTGGTGAGGATGAGGTGACCCGACGCGTCATACGTCGCAGAAACGATCGTTCCGTCTTCGATCTCCTGCATCCTCGCGGCGGTGTATCCCGTGACGGTAGCCATAGCACCGCCTTTCTTTTACTCGGAACTGATGGTGTAGGAATCGGCGTCGATGAAGGTGGCGGTCGACGCAGTGATCTCGAACGTGGTGTCGTCCAGCATGCGAATGACATCGTTCGGCGCGGTCGCAGTCCAGGTTCCATCGCCGTTGTCGACGATCACGAGACCGTTGATGGTGTCGTAGAAGCCGAACAGTTCGTCGACCGTGGGGAGAGCCGGCGCGTCTGTATCGGTTCCGTAGAGCTTGTTCTCGATGAGCTCTACGACGGATTCATCCGTGTAACGTGTGTCAACGATGAAGTGCGCCGTCGGGATGTAACCGGTGACTGGCGGAGGGCAGGCCACAATCTTCCAACTGAAGTCATCCACGCTGGTTGTGTCGCTGATCGTCTTACGACTTCTGGTCGTGGGGGAGACCATCGCGTTGTAGATGATGTGGATCTTGTGAGCATGCTCTTCGTCAAGGTCGTTGCCGATCCTTGTCCGGTACGTCAACCCGAAAGACTTGCGTCTCTGTCCCGTCACGAACAGGCCGGTTCGTGGCTGGTGGCTCCCGTCGCATTCTTCGAATTCGTTCGGGTAGGTGAAAGCCGTTATGGTCGCCTCGAACTCTTCGGGCGAGGAGACGTTCAGGTACTTGACGCCGTCGAGGTAGTAGGCCTTCGGCTCTCCACCCGATGGGTTTTCGGAGACGGACGTGAGACCGATCCATGGAACGCCGGGCTGACCGTCTACGTAGAGAACGCCTCGATCCAGGCCTGCTTCGAATCGGTGTGTTCCTGGATCGCCCCAAGTGATCGCTGTCAAGGGTTACCTCCTTTCACCCGGTTGTGCCCAGCGCGGCCTTACGCTGTGCATTGAGTTCGCGGTTTCGCCGAGCGATCTCGGCAGGACTGAGCTCCTTCTCGGGAGCGTTCTTGCGGTTGCACACCTGGATGAGTGTCAGAAGGCGATTGAGATGCCAGTGCTGACACTCGAACGGCACACCAAGAGTGATCATCCAGTAGTAGATGACTTCGGCGGTGATGATCTCCTTGTTCTTCTCATCGTTGCCGCCGTAGAACCTGGTGGCCGTCATCTTGGAGCTTATGTAGTTGTTGATCGCTGTGAAGTTCCCCTCAGAAAACTTGGTGTAGATCTCCGGGGGGACATTCGGCGTGAGAGTCATGGCCTGGACGTACCAGAGCACTTCCTCGTTGGTCTTCTCCTCATCGCTGAGGAACGGCTTCTCGAAGAATGACTCCCATTTTGACAGGGAGACCAGAGAATGCTCCAACTCAAGCTTAAAGCTTTCAGCAACAACCTTCTTGCCTGTGGTCTCGTCGAATCCTTCCTTGAGTGGAACTTCGATGACGAGCACTCTCTGATCTCCTTGCTGTCAGAGGCCGGTCTAGTAGGTGAACAGCCAGTCGTTGTCGGTGACCGCCGGGAACTCGTAGCCGGCGTTCGGCTCGGCGACGACCAGCTTGGTCTGACCGCTCGTGAGGACGTAGGTGCCGGTGACGGCGACGTCGTCGATGTAGTACGTGACGCCGGTGACGGTCGGGATGGTGATGGTGTGGGTGCCCGTGTCGTAGGTCGGGGCGGTCGGGGTGACCGAGACCACGGTGCCGGCGAACATCGCGAGGACCTCGTCCGGGGTGGGCAGCCGCGGGTCGACGCCGGCGGTCCCGTAGAGCGTCTGCTCCAGGGTGGCCAGAGCCGTCGAGCTGACCTTGGTCGAGTCGATGGTGAGCGTCGCGGTGGGCTTGTACCCGGTGACCGGAACGGGGGTGGTGGTGACCGACCACGAGAACGCGATGGCCGCCGGGTTGTCGTTGACGGTCTGGAAGTCCTTCTGGGACGGGGCCGCGGTGGCGCCGTAGACCAGGTGGATCTTGTAGCCGAGGTCGCTGTTGACGTCGTTGCCGACCTTGGTGCGGTACGACAGACCGAAGGACTTCCGGCTCTGCTGGCCGATGGCGACGCCCGGCTCGGGCTCGGCGGTGCCGTCACACTGCCCGAACTCGTCGGGGTAGGTGAAGGCCTCCAGGTCGGCCTCGAACTGCTCGGTGGAGACGAGGTTGAGGTAGACCTGGTTGTCGGCGTACTGCTTGTTGGACGACGCGCCGGTCGGCTTCTCGGTGACCTTCGAGATACCGTTCCAGGCGAAGCCCGTGGTGTAGGCGCCGGC